TCCTAAAAAATTCCCCGGGGGAATGATATTTGAAATGTTTTCAAACCCTTTAGTCATAGTATTATCTATGGCTTATAGGGCTCGGGTACCTTTTAACAGTTTTTCCCTCTCCTTTCGCTGTTAAAAGTCTATAAGCCATATATAATACTATGACTAAACTGTTATATTTCTATTAGAAAGGGGGTTTGAAGTATGGCAAAGAAAAAAGAATCTCAGCAAAAGCAACCTACAAAAAAGATAAGACCTGCCACGACACCCGAAGCTAGAGAGAATCAGTTGATTGCATTGGCTGTAGACCTTGCTGAGAAACAATTATTAGAGGGAACCGCTTCATCTCAAGTTATAACTCACTATTTGAAGCTTGGAACGCAGAAGGAGAAGTTAGAAAGAGAGATATTAGAGTCAAAGAAAGAGCTTATGAAAGCTCAAACAGAGAATTTACAAGCAGCTAAGAAGATGGAAGAATTATATGCCAATGCTATCAAAGCAATGCAACATTATGGCGGCCATGACACAGAGGAAGAAGAGGACGACTATGACGATTACGAAGATTAGAACTTACAGCGAGTTGATACAGTTTAAAACCTTCTTAGATCGATACCGTTATCTTAAACTGAGTGGTACTGTTGGAGAAGAAACATTCGGTATGGATAGATATTTGAATCAACAATTCTATAGATCCAAAGAATGGAGAAAAATAAGAGATGAAATAATATTACGAGACGGTGCATGTGATTTAGGAATTCCTGACAGAGAGATACCAAGTCGAATAATAATTCATCATATGAATCCGATAACAAAATACGATATAATTAATAAAACGGATTTTCTATTAAATCCAGAATACTTGATTTGCACTATCAAAACTACGCATAGTGCGATACATTACGGAGATGAGACTCTGTTATTTCCAGATTTAGTAGAACGAAGTCCTAACGATACTTGTCCGTGGAAAAGGAGGTAGGTATGGACAGTATTCTAACGTCAATCAAGAAATTATTGGGTATACAAGAGGAATACACTGTATTCGATGCTGATATCATGATCCACATTAATACCGCCTTTGCTATACTCAACCAGTTAGGGGTAGGGCCGGCTGAGGGTTTCATGATAGAAGGTCCAGATGAGATTTGGGATGAATACATTAAGGATTATAACTTCGCAATGGTAAAAAGTTTCATATATATTCACGTAAGATTAGCTTTTGACCCACCAACAAGTACAGCGTTACTAGAAAGTATGAAACGCACCCTAGATGAACTAACTTGGCGTCTAGAAGTAGAAGGTCAAAATAGAACTTCCGATTAGAAAGGAGGTGACACAATGGATGACATAGATAAAACAACCTATGATGAGATTAAACACCACGGAATCAAAGGCCAAAAGTGGGGAGTTAGAAGATTCCAAAATGAAGATGGTACTTTAACTAAAGCTGGAATGGCTCGTTATAAAGATGAAGTTAACTCTAAAGAGCGATATATTAAAGAAGGAACAGAAATACAGAACATATCTAAAAATCAACTGAAATTAGGCAATGGTAACCATAAAGGTAATCGTCTATATGTATCATATACAGATTATGATAAAGATGAATATACAAGTCTTATGGGTAACTTCATGTATGGAGGAGATAGTGCATATAAAAATACTTTTGTTGTAAAGAAAGACATGAAAGTGGCTAGCGACCAAGACGTAATAAAAGCGTTTATAGAGATAGCCAAGAAAGATCCTATTGGAACAGCTAAAGATATCGCCAATGCACATAACGAAAATGCTATGTTCTTCAAGAAATCTGAAAAAACATTAGCTAAGAAAATTTCACAGTTAAACGATGATCCTAACGACCAGAAAAACATCAAAATGGCGCAAGATTATGTAGCCAAAGCCATAATGGGTAGTAAAGCTACAACTACAAATAATTTCTATTCGTATTTGACAAAGAAAGGTTTCGACGCTATAAGTGATACTAACGATAGAAAAGGTGGAGCGCAAGATCCTCTTATAATACTAAATATGGATGTAATCAAACAAACCGGATCTGTGCATTTAACGTCGAAAGATCTAGAAGCCTACTATCAATACACTATGGAAGATAAGCATACAAAACGTGCTAATGACCATACTAAAATTCAAAGATAGGAGGTGATAAGAGTGAACAACGAATTACAACACCATGGTGTCAAAGGTCAAAAGTGGGGAGTTAGAAGATTCCAAAATTCAGACGGTAGTTTAACAAATGAAGGAAGAAGACGATATTCAAGCGATGATTTTAAAGATGCTAAAAAGAAGGTAGACAAAGGAAAAGAAGTTGTTGATGGAGTCACTAAAGCCAAGAAAAAAGCAGTAGAAAAGCAACACGAACAAAAAATTAAAAAAGACTTATCGGAAATGTCAGATCAAGAGTTGAGAGATATCGTCAATAGACTTAATATGGAAGAACGCTATACCCAAGTTATGAAATCCAGAGGTTTAGAACAAGGCAAAAGTAGAGTGGATAAAATATTAGAATATGCTGGTACTGCATTAACTATAGGAAGCTCTGCGTTATCGATAGCTATAGCGATAAAAGAATTAAAAGGATAATATACGAAAGGAGAATTCAAAATGGCTTTGTCAAATACGGCTACGCCTATTTATTATGGTAAATTCAGAGACGCGGTCATGCGAGGAGAAATCCCAATATGCAGAGAGATCTCAATGGAGATGAATAGGATAGACGATTTGATAGCTAATCCTGGGATATATTACGATGACCAAGCGATAAACGGTTTTATAGATTACTGTGAACAGGAATTAACCCTTACCGATGGTGGGGATTTGCATTTACTGGATACATTTAAATTATGGGCCGAACAAATATTCGGATGGTACTACTTTGTGGAGAGAAGTGTGTTTGAACCGAGTCCCGATGGACACGGCGGGAGATATGTAACTAAAACGATAAAGAAAAGATTGATTAACAAACAATATTTAATCGTGGCGAGGGGTGCAGCCAAGTCGATGTATAGTTCGTGCATTCAAAATTACTTCTTAAATGTGGATACTTCGACTACACACCAAATAACAACTGCTCCCACTATGAAACAAGCTGAGGAAGTTATGTCGCCAATGCGAACAGCTATAACAAGATCCAAAGGACCATTGTTCAAGTTCTTAACTGAGGGATCACTACAAAATACGACTGGCTCCAAAGCGAATAGGATGAAGTTGGCGTCCACAAAGAAAGGTATAGAGAATTTCTTAACTGGTTCTTTAGTGGAAATAAGACCAATGAGTATAAATAAACTTCAAGGTTTAAGAACCAAAATAGCAACTGTCGATGAATGGTTATCTGGCGATATCAGGGAGGACGTTATAGGTGCGATAGAGCAAGGAGCGTCCAAGTTAGATGACTACTTAATAGTAGCAACGAGTTCAGAAGGTACAGTTCGTAACGGTAGCGGCGATACAATCAAAATGGAATTAATGGAAATACTTCGTGGTGATTATGTAAACCCTCACGTTTCAATCTGGTACTATAAACTGGACGAAGTGGAAGAAGTTAATAATCCTAACATGTGGATGAAAGCTAACCCTAATCTAGGGAAGACTGTAACTTATGAAACATATCAGCTTGATGTAGAAAGAGCAGAAAAAGCCCCTGCAGCAAGAAATGATATTTTAGCTAAACGTTTTGGTATACCGATGGAAGGTTATACTTACTTCTTCACATACGAAGAAACTTTGCCAATGACGAGAAAAAGAGATTTTTGGGGTATGCCGTGTGCACTCGGTGCCGACTTGTCTCAAGGTGATGACTTCTGTGCTTTTACATTTATGTTTCCGTTACGAGATGGTAGTTTCGGAGTAAAGACTCGTAACTATATAACAGAGAAAACTCTTAGAAAATTACCAGGGGCTATGCGTATGAAATATGACGAGTTCATGGCTGAAGGTAGTTTGATAGTTATGTCCGGAACCGTACTTGACCTAGATGATGTGTACGATGATTTGGATAACCATATAGCAGACAAGAACTATGATGTTCGTTGTTTCGGTTATGACCCTTACAACGCTAGAGCATTTGTCGAACGTTGGGAATCCGAAAATGGACCATTTGGTATCGAAAAAGTTATTCAGGGGGCTAAGACAGAGTCAGTGCCACTGGGTGAACTTAAGAAACTAGCAGAAGACAAAGCGTTATTGTTCGATGAAGAGTTAATGTGCTTTACTATGGGTAACTGTATAACTCTGGAGGACACTAACGGCAATAGAAAATTACTAAAGAAAAGATACGATCAAAAGATCGACGCCGTAGCAGCCATGATGGATGCTTATGTAGCGTATAAGTTAAACAAAGATGCTTTCGAATAGGAGGAATTCAAAATGGCATTAAGTGATAGACTACAACATGCCTGGAACGCATTCCTTAATAGAAATCCACAGCAGTATTATGGAAATGGGACTTATAGTTATTACCGCCCAGATCGAATGCGTCCAAGATTAGGTAACGAACGTTCAATCGTTAATGCTGTCTACAATCGTATAGCGCTAGACGTGGCATACATTGATATTTTCCACGCTAGACTAGATGAAGATGGACGTTACACAGAGCAGATCCAATCGTCACTTAATGAATGTCTTACATTGAGCGCTAATATAGACCAAACTGGTAAAGCGTTTCTACAAGATGTTGTTATGTCAATGATGGACGAAGGATGTGTAGCGATAGTTCCTGTTGACACAACTATCAACCCTCAACAATCTGGTTCTTATGATATAAATAGTCTTAGAACTGGAAGAATAAAAGCATGGTATCCGGAACATGTAACTGTAGAGTTGTATAACGAGAAAACAGGAAGAAGGGAGGAAGTTACGTTACCAAAGAAGATGGTGGCTATTATCGAAAATCCATTATTTGCAGTAATGAATGAACCGAACTCCACTTTACAACGTTTAATCTATAAACTAAACTTACTTGACGTTGTGGATGAGCAGAGTGGTTCTGGCAAATTGGATTTGATTATACAACTACCTTATGTTATTAAAACTCCAGCTAGAAAAGAACAAGCGGAACAACGTCGTAAAGACATAGAAATGCAATTAGCAGGTTCTAAGTATGGTATAGCTTACACTGACGGTACTGAGAAGATAACTCAACTTAACCGTCCAGTGGAAAATAATCTACTTAAACAAGTAGAATACTTGACTGGAATGCTATACGGTCAGCTAGGTCTTACACCTGAAATACTTAACGGATCTGCCGATGAAAAAGCTATGCTTAACTACTACAATAGGACTATTGAACCAATCATTAGTGCTATATGTGATGAAATGAAGCGCAAATTCTTAACTAAAACTGCGAGAACACAAGGTCAATCCATAGTTTACTTTAGAAATCCATTCAAGTTGGTTCCAGTAGCCGAACTTGCTGAGATTTCAGATAAGTTAACAAGAAACGAAATAGCGTCATCGAATGAAATAAGACAAATCATCGGATGGAAACCTTCTGATGAAGCAGGTGCTGATGAGTTACGTAATAAGAACCTTAACCAAAGCAGTCAAGAGCTTAAAGCGCCTGAGCAAATTCAAAATGAATCTGTGAAAGAGGAAGATAAGGAGGAAAAAGATGAGTAAGTATGACTTTAGTGGTTGGGCTACTAAGAATGATCTACAATGTTCAGATGGTAGAACAATCAGAAGAGATGCTTTCAAGGATAACGACGGTCAAACAGTACCTTTAGTTTGGAATCATCAACACAACGATTCGCAAAACGTACTAGGCCATGCGTTATTGGAAAATAGACCAGAAGGCGTGTATGCTTACTGCAAGTTTAACGATACTCCTGCAGGTAAAAATGCAAAAATGTTAGTTGAACACGGCGATGTGTCTGCTTTATCTATCTATGCAAATCGTCTTAAACAAAACCAAGGTAACGTTACTCATGGTGTTATAAGAGAAGTTAGTTTGGTATTAGCTGGAGCAAACCCTGGTGCATTTATAGATTCTATAATGAGACACGGAGAATGCAGTGATGAAGAAGCTGTAATTTATACAGGTGAAGATTTAGTTTTAGAACACGCTGATAAGGAGGACGAAATGGAAAACGATAACAAAAAAGAAATGACTGTTCAAGACGTTGTTGATTCAATGACTGAAGAACAAAGAAACGTAATGTATGCGTTAATAGGGCAAGCGTTAGAAGACGTTAAACATGGTGAAGATGCTGATGAAAATCAAAATGAAAATAATGGTGAAGGAGAAGATAACGAAATGAAACATAATGTATTCGAAAACGATAATAACAAACAAAACAACATATTATCTCATGCTGATATGGAAATGATATTAAAGAATGCTAAAAGATGCGGTTCTTTAAAAGAAGCTGTATTAGCACATGCTGACGAACATGGGGATGCTATATACGATAATTATGGTATAAAACCAAACGCTGACGGCGAAGGTATATCTATGTTATTCCCAGAATACAAAAATCTTAACAACGTACCAGAATTCATAAAAAGAGACACTGGATGGGTTGCACAAGTAATGGGTGCTGTTCATCATACACCATTCTCTAGAATAAAATCTATGTTTGCTGATATAAGAGAAGAAGAAGCTAGAGCATTAGGTTACATGAAAGGTGACTTAAAGAAAGAAGAAGTATTCTCACTATTAAAGAGAACTACTGACCCTCAAACTATATACAAAAAGCAAAAATTACACAGAGATGACGTTATAGATATAACTAGCTTTGACGTAGTTGCTTGGATTAAAGCAGAAATGAGAATGATGTTAGAAGAAGAAATAGCTAGAGCTATATTAATAGGAGACGGAAGATTAGCTGACGACGATAATAAAATACAACAACAACATATAAGATCTATAGCTAACGAAGATCCTTTATTCGCTATACACAAAGATTTAGTTGTAGCAGAAGGTGAAGAAAGAGCTAAAGGTTTCATCAAAACTTGTATAAAAGCTAGAAAAGATTATAAAGGTTCTGGAGAACCAACTTTATTCTTAGCTGAAGATATGTTAGTTGAAATGTTATTATTAGAAGATAAAAACGGAAGAATAATATATGAATCTGAACAAGCTTTAGCTAGAGCTTTAAGAGTTAAAAATATAGTTTCAGTACCAGTTATGGAAGGTGCTAAAAACTTAGCTAAAAATAAAAATATATTAGGTATAGTAGTTAACTTAAAAGACTATAATGTTGGTGCAGATAAAGGTGGAGCAGTTGCTATGTTCGAAGATTTCGATATAGATTACAATGCTCAAAAATACCTAATCGAAACTAGATGCTCTGGAGCATTAGTTAAACCTTTCTCTGCTATAGTTATAGAAGAAAACGCTCAATAGGAGAAATTCAAAATGGCAAAATTTTGCGGAATAATCGGTTATGAAATAACAACAGAAACTGAGCCAGGAATCTATGAAGAAACTATAGTAGAGCAACAATACTACGGTGACGTTATAAAAAACAATAGACGAATCCAAGATCCGGGTAAAATTAATTTCGATGTTACAATTTCTAATCAATTCAGTATCATAGCCGACCCATTTGCCAATCATAATTTTCATTCCATGAGATACATCGAATTCATGGGTATTAAATGGAAAATAACAGAAGTTGAAGTGCAATTTCCAAGACTAATTCTAAGTGTTGGGGGTGTTTATAATGGATAATAGGTTAAAACTCCAAGAAAAATTAGAGGAGATTTTAGGAAACAATAATGTCTATTTTCAACCCCCAGCATCTGTGAAATTATCGTATCCATGTGTCATATATAGTGTCGGCAATGGCGAGGCAAAACGTGCAAATGATAAACTTTATATGTATACACATAATTATGAAGTTTTGTTCATATGTAAGAAACCTACGATTTCAATAATTGAACAAATGATAAACGAGTTTCAAATGTGCAATTTAACAAGAACATATACTAGTGATAATTTACATCACTATGTGTTTAGTATCTATTTCTAATAAAATAAGGAGGAAGAAAATGGCAAAGTTAGTATGGGATAAAACTGGTGAACGTTTTTATGAAACAGGCGTACGTAACGGCGTACTTTATATACAAAATGATGATGGAGCATATGTAAATGGTGTTGCTTGGAATGGATTAACTGCTGTAACAGAAAGTCCATCAGGGGCTGAATCTACACCTTTATTTGCGGATGACACTAAATATTTAGAGATGAGAGCTGCTGAAGATTTCGGAGCAACTATAGAAGCATATACTTATCCTGAAGAATTCGAAGCTTGTGATGGTTCCGCAGCTTTAGCCGATGGAATCAAAATAGGACAACAAGATAGAATACCTTTCGGATTATGTTATAGAACCGTATTAGGAAATGACGTAAAACAAAACACTTACGGATACAAATTACATTTAATTTACGGAGCAACTGCTTCTCCTTCAGAGAAAGCATATTCTACAATAAACGATAGTCCAGAAGCAATAACTTTCAGTTGGGAAATATCTACTACTCCTATAGAAGTAGATGGTTTCAAACCAACTGCAACTGTTGTTATAGATTCTACAAAAGTTAGCGCTGATTTCTTAGCTGCTTTAGAAGCTAAATTATACGGTAGCGAACAAGAAGAACCTTGCTTACCTACACCTAATGAAATAAAAGCATTAGCACAACAACACGCTAATTAATATATTTAGCCCCACGTGATTTTTACATGGGGCTCTTAAATTTTAAAAAGTAAAGGAGATAAAAATATGTTAAAGAAAACTATAAACTACGTAGATTATAATGGTGTTGAAAGAGTTGAAGATTTCTACTTTAATTTATCTAAAGCAGAATTAGCTGAGATGGAATTATCCGTTGATGGTGGAATGTCTGCTATGTTGGAGAAGGTTGTTAATTCGAATAACAATAAAGAAATAGTAGGAGTATTCAAAGACATAATATTAAAAGCGTACGGTGAAAAATCAGAAGACGGAAAACGTTTCGTAAAGAATAAAGAGATAATGGAAGGTTTTGCGCAAACAGAAGCGTTTAGTGAATTATTCGTAGAACTTGCTCTAGATGAGAACAAAGCGTCTGAATTTATAAAAGGTATTATGCCTGGTGAGTTTAAATAAATGGAAGTATAGGTATGTTGGAAATAATTATACCTGCCAGTGAGTTCTACAATGAACAGACTGGAGAATTTGTATATAACGAAGAACAAAAACTTCGCCTAGAACATTCTTTAGAATCTGTTTCAAAATGGGAATCAAAATGGAATAAACCATTTCTTAGTTCATCTGATAAATCGGTGGATGAGATATTAGACTATATACGTTGTATGACTATTACGAAAGATGTTGCTGATGACGTGTATGAACGATTAACCGATCGTAATATAAGGTCTATAAATTCTTATATAGATGCTCCCATGACGGCAACAACATTTAACGAAGTTAATAATAGACCGAATAGAGAGATAATAACGTCCGAGATAATATATTATTGGATGATAACGTTTAACATTCCATTCGAATGCCAACAATGGCATTTGAATAGATTGTTAGCACTAATCAAAGTATGCAACATAAAAAATAACCCACCTAAGAAGATGAGTCAACAAGAAATACTAGCAAGAAATAAAGCTCTAAACGCTCAACGTAAGCAAAACTTGAACACTAAAGGATAGTAATACGTCTATTTTTTAAAAAGGCGGTGAGTATAGATTGATTAAAATTACAAGTGAAGGCGATTTTTCAAGAACTTTTAAATTTTTGGAAAAAATGCAAAAACTTAATATAAGACAAATTTTAGAAAAACATGCTAAAGCTGGGGTAGTGGCTTTAGCTAACGCTACACCTGTAGATAGTGGTCTCACTGCAAGTTCTTGGACTTATGAAATTAGTGTTTCGGGTGAATCTGCTACTATAAATTGGGTTAATACTAATGTTAATAAAGGTGTTAACATAGCTATTATATTACAATACGGACATGGAACCGGCACTGGTGGTTATGTACAAGGTAGAGATTATATCAATCCAGCCATGAGACCTATTTTTGACAGGATAGCAGAAGAAGCATGGATGGAGGTGGTTAACGCATGAGTTCTGTTGATAATAGAATTGTCAACATGCAGTTTAACAATAAAGGTTTCGAGAGTGGTGTAGCCACTACTTTAAACAGTTTGAAGAAATTAAATGAAAGTCTCAAAATGAAAGACGCATCGAAAGGGTTAACTGATATTAGTGGTAGTTTAAATAAGGTTAATGGTAGTGGACTTTCAGGTTTGAGTAGGGGAGTCGAAGCAGTAACATCTAAATTTTCGGCATTAGGCGTCGTAGCAACTACGGCATTGGTTAACATAACAAATAAAGCAGTAAATGCCGGTTTAGCGCTTGCTAAATCGTTAACTGTAGAACCAATTATGACTGGTTTTAGTGAATACGAAACTAAAATGGGCTCTATACAAACTATACTAACTAATACTGCGCACGAAGGAAAAACTTTAGATGATGTTACTGCGGTATTAGATGATTTAAATAAGTATTCAGACCAAACTATATATAATTTCGCCGAAATGACAAGTAACATTGGTAGATTTACAGCAGCGGGTGTTGGACTTGAAAAATCAGCGATGGCGATTAAAGGTATAGCCAACCTAGCAGCAGCGTCTGGATCATCGTCTCAACAGGCATCCACTGCTATGTATCAATTATCACAAGCGTTGGCTGCTGGTAAAGTAAGTCTTATGGACTGGAACTCAGTTGTAAACGCTGGTATGGGTGGTAAACTATTTCAAGACGCATTAATAAGAACATCCGAAGTTTTAGGAACTAATGCTGAAGATATGATAAAAAAATATGGAAGTTTCAGGGAATCTTTAACTAAAGGTGAATGGTTGACTTCCGAAGTATTAACCGAAACATTAAAACAATTAGCTGGCGCTTATACTGAAGCTGAGCTTATAGAACAAGGATATACGGAATCACAAGCAAAAGATATTGTTAAACTTGCTGAAACTGCTACTGCAGCCGCTACAGAAGTGAAAACAGTAACGCAATTAATAGATACTATGAAGGAAAGTGTTCAATCTGGTTGGGCAGAATCTTGGGAACATGTTATAGGAGACAAGGATCAAGCAACCAAGACTCTTACTGCGGTTAAAGATGCATTTGATTCAATGTTAGAACCTTCAACTAAAGCTAGAAATAACATGCTTAAATTCTGGAATGAAGCTGGAGGTAGAGATCAAGTAATAACAGGATTATCTAATATCTTTGGTAGCTTAGGTAAGGTTCTAGGTTCGGTGAAAGATGCGTTCAGAGAAGTATTTCCGCCTATGACTGGTAAAACGCTGGTTAAATTATCTGAAGGATTTAAGGATTTTACAGAAAGAATCAAAATAAGTGACAAAACGGCTAAGAATATTAAAGATACATTCCAAGGTGTATTTTCTGTATTTGGTGTGGTCGGAGACGCATTCAAATCAGTCATTAGTATATTTAGTTCGGGAGTGGGTATATTTAGTAAGTTAGGTGATGCTGCTCTAACAGTGACATCTAACATAGGAAAATTCTTTACTAATATATATGAAAGTTTACATGCTAGTAGAATATTTGAAAACGCAGCAAATACTATAAAATCAGGATTGAATTCAGTTCAGAGATTCTTCGCATCATGTGGCGAAACATTAGGTAACTTCTTTTCTAGTCTTAGTAAACTTGACTTTCAGCCTATATTAGATTTTCTAGGTGAAATAGCCGGAAGTTTAGGAAAAGGTTTAGGGACAGCATTCGAAGGTATAGGCGAAGCTATAGGTAAATTAAACCTTAATAGTGTGGTAGCTATGCTTACAGCGTTTGCTGGAAAAGATGTATTTAAGACCCTTAAAGATAGTATATTAGGAATAAAAGATACTGTCAGTTCATTAACTTCTTTTGACGATATAGGTAAAGGTATAACTAGTGCACTCAGTAGTGTTAAAGATGTGTTACAAGCATATCAAACGGACCTTAAATCTGACACATTAATTAAGATAGCGGCAGCGATAGGTCTTCTAGCAGCGTCATTGATACTATTAGCATCTATAAAACCAGCACAGATGGAAAACGCTTTAGTAGCAATGACGACTATGCTTATCGAATTAGTAGCCGCACTTGCGGTACTATTCAAAGTTATGGGTCCTACGAAATTCTTACAACTTAACGGATTAGCGACAGTTTTAATAGGGATAAGTGTGGCGATAGGTCTTCTAGCGGCAGCGATGAAACTTCTTTCGGGAATATCGTGGGATGGTATATGTAAAGGATTAGTCGGTATAGCTGGTTCGATGTTAGTATTAGTCGCTGGAGTTAATATGATGAAAGCTAGTGTTAGTGGATTGATGACGACCGCAGCAGCTATGATAGCTGTGGCAGCAGCATTAGTTGTTATGTCTGAAGCGGTTAAACGTTTCGGAGAATTGGATTGCGCTGATATGCTACAAGGTCTTTTAGGTGTAGGTGTGGCTCTTGTAGAGTTAGCGTTATTCTCGAAATTAACTGCCGCTAACCAAATGAGCTTGGCTAGTAGTGCGGGTATATTGGTTTTAGCGGGAGCTATGTTGGTACTTCAAAATGCGGTAGCTAAATTCGGAGAAATGGATATAAACTCTATAATTAAAGGGTTAGCTAGTGTAGCTGCATTGTTATTGGAAGTAGCGGCGTTCTCGAAATTAACATCAGGAGCAACCGGAATGTTAGCTACATCGGCCGCTATGGTTGTGATGGCTGGGGCTATAAATCTAATGGTGCCTCCGATCGAAAAATTAGGACAATTAACATGGGGCGAAATAGCAAAAGGATTAACATCTATGGCTGGAGCTTTAGCTATATTAGGTGCTGCTTCCGCTGTTATATCTGGAGCGAAACTTACTTCAATTAGTGTTGGGGTAGCCGCTATGTCAGCAGCTATGCTATTATTGGCACCCGCGTTAAAATCGTTAGGTGGAATGTCATGGGAACAAATAGCTAAAGGGTTGGTTACCATAGCTGGTGCATTAACTATATTCGCAGTAGCGATGGCGACTATGACTACTGGATTAGCTGGAGCAGCAGCCGTATTAGTAATGTCAGCAGCATTAGCAGTTTTAACACCTCAGTTAATAGCTATGGCTAATTTAAGCTGGGGTCAAATAGCAGCTGGGCTAGCAATGTTAGCTGGAACATTTGTTGTATTTGGTGTGGCCGGTTTAGCTTTAGGGCCTATAACTCCTGTGCTAATAGCATTAGCGGCTGCGGTAGCGTTATTAGGAGCTGGTTGCGCGGCAGCTGGCGCAGGAGTAGCGTTATTTGCTACCGGTATGGGTGCTTTAGCTGGAATAGGTGCGGCTGGAGGATATGCGTTAGCAGAAATCCTTAGACAGTTAATTAATTTGATTCCTCAATTCGCCTCTGCATGTGGTAAAGCATTAATTGAGTTTGCGAAAGCTATTGGTGAAGGTATGCCTACTCTAGCTAAAGCGTTCGGAGATATGTTAACCGGTCTATGTCAAACTATAGCACAAGCGGTTCCAGATATAGTGGAAGCTGGCCTAGCATTATTAGAAGGGCTTTGTCAGGTACTAGAAGAAGGAGGTCCTAGACTTATAGAAGTGGCTGTCGATATGGTTATAGCATTAGCGGAAGGATTATCATCTAACGCTGAAAAATTAGTCGATGCCGCTGTAGACTTAGTCGTTAATGTATTAAATGCCTTAGAAGGCAAAGTAGAAGAGTTAATTCAAGCCGGTATAGATTTAGCTATAGCTATAATAGAAGGTCTAGCTGACGGTATAAGTGATAACCAACAAAGAGTCGAAGATGCTATTGAGAAGCTAGGTCAAGCATTGATAGATGCGTTTAAATCTTTACTAGGAATTCATTCTCCGTCTACTGTGTTTGACCAAGCTGGTCAAGACACAATACAAGGTCTTATAAACGGTATAAATTCAAAAGTAAATGAAGTCCTTACTAAGATTAGAACATTAGCAACTGATATGATAAAATCAGTGAAAGATAAAATAAATGAATGGTTAACTGCCGGTAAAGAGATGATAGGAAACTTAGTTAGCGGCATTACGAGTAGAGCATCTGAGGTTAAAACTAATATTCAAGACGCTGTATCGCGAGCATTAACGGCAGCGAGAACTAAAGCCGGAGAATTCATATCAGCGGGTTCTGAAATGATATCTAAAATAGTATCTGGTATATCTTCTAAAGCTTCTGAAATAGCTACTAGGATTAGAACAGCTATATCTAACGCTAAAAGCAGAGCATCAAGTATAGCAAACCAATTTAGATCGGTAGGTACTAATATAATTAGTTCATTAGTTAGTGGTATATCTTCCATGGCTAGTAACGTCGCATCAAAGGCGCGTTCTGTTGTAGAAGGAGCCATTAGCGCGGCCAAAAAAGCATTAAAGATTAATTCACCTTCTAAAGTATTTATGGAGATAGGTGATTACACAGTTCAAGGTTTCGTTAAAGGATTGACTGATAACGCTAATACCGTAAATGCTCCTGCCGAGAATCTTGCCAAAAGAGCCATAGAAGGTGTATCTAATACGGTAGCTAGAATATCTGATATTTTATCCGGGGATATAGATGCTAATCCAGTCATATCACCGGTTATGGATTTATCGAATGTTGAAAATGGGGCTAAAACTATACGCGATATGATGGCTGAAAGCGATAAGTTCTCTATAAATGCTGATGCAACTGGTGCTATATCAAGAAGTATAGGTAACATTCAAAATGGAAAAGATAATGCTGACATATTGGCTGCATTAAAAGATCTTAAAGCTAGTGTTAGTAGCGGCGGAAACACTACTTACCAAATAAACGGAATAACTTATGATGATGGAAGTAATATTACAGATGCGGTCGCTACTCTGATAAGAGCTGCTAAAATAGAAAGGAGGATTTAATATTGGCTAATACCTATTATACAGTAAAAAAAGGCGATACTTTAAGTGGTATCGCCAAAAAGTATGGTACTACCGTAGCATACCTGGCAAAACTTAATAATATAAAGAATGTCAATCTAATATATGTGAATCAGAAATTAATTATATCTGGTCAAGCTAGTCAATCGCAAGTCAATACGTCTTCTACTAATACTCCTACTATTGATGCATTTGGTCTACAAGCCAGTACGGATAGAACTGTATTTGCAACTTGGATATGGACTAAAAGTAATACTGACCACTATAAAACTATATGGTATTACGATACTGGTAACGGTGTATGGTTTGTAGGTGATGAATCTACAACTACGAACACTCAAAGTATATATACTGCCCCAAATAATGCCGTAAAAGTTCGTTTTAAAGTTCAACCAGTATCGAAAACAAGAAAAGTTAACGGTAAAGAAACTAGTTATTGGACTGGTAAATGGTCTACGATTAAAGAATATTCATTTGCTAATAATAATCCTGTTGTACCACCACAACCAAGACTGTCCATAAGACAATACAATGCTATCGTAGTCATAGATAATATCAACGACGACGCAACTCATATAGAGTTTCAATTACTAAAGACCACTAGTAACGAATATGCCGAGGCATATTCCATATATAAAACAGGTAGTGCTACAATCTATAGTGGTTCAGCAACATACACTGCTACTATATTGGCAGGATATAAGTATAAAGTTCGTGCTAGAGCATATCGTATAGCGTCAAATAAAACTACTAAAATATATTCAGACTGGACTGATTATTCAGATTCTGCGGAAACCATACCGTCAGGAGCAAGAAGTCCGATAAAAGTAGTAGCGTCATCGACTACGTCGGTACATCTTTCTTGGAATGCGATAACTACGGCTAAAACTTATGATGTCGAGTATGCTTCTAAAAAAGAATACTTGGATGGCTCTAATGCGACAACAATAATTAGTAGTATCGAAACTACTACCTATGAGGTAACAGGACTTCAATCTGGAAGCGCCTATTATTTCAGGATGAGAGGGGTAAATGACGAAGGCGCGGCTCCTTGGTCCGAGATAAGTAGCGTGCTAGTCGGTAGTAAACCTGCAGCACCAACAACTTGGTCGTCAACTACGACAGCTATATCAGGAGAATACGTTGAGCTGTATTGGCTCCATAATTCGGAAGACGGCTCAAAACAAAATAAATCAGAATTAGAATTGTTTATAGACGGCGAACTTACTACTGAGGTTGTAAATGGATCTCCTGACGATGATGAAACAGCTTCTAAGTATTCTCTGGATACCTCTATATATAATGAAGGCGTTTCGATATCATGGAGGGTTAGAACATCCGGTATAACAGAAGAGTATGGCGATTGGTCTGTATCTAGGGAAATTTATATTTATGCGCCAGCTACATTGGATTTACAAGTATTAGATGAAGCCGGTAACGATCTTGATATTTTAGAACGTTTTCCGATATACATTGTAGCCGAAGCTGGGCCAAGCACTCAATCGCCTCTTAGTTATCATGTATCGATAAAGGCTAATCAGTCTTATACGATAGCGGATGAGACAGGTAGAGAGAGATTAGTATCTAGAAAACAAGAAATATATTCGAAGTATTTCGATACTTCAGGAATCTTAGCTTATAGTATAAATGCCGGTGACGTAGCGTTGGAAAATAATATTAGTTACACGTTAAATTGTACGGTGTCAATGAATTCAGGTCTAGTAGCTGAAAATTACAGAGATTTCACAGTATCTTGGATAGCCCAGTCACAAGAAGTGAATGCTGAAATAGCAATAGACCATGATGTGTTAAGTGCGGGAATAAAACCTTATTGTGGCTATAAAGATGTTTTACATTACGAAGTTGTGTATAATTCCGAAAAAGAATTATTTATAAAAACGAATAACGTTATAGGAGCGTTGGACGGGGAAACTGTAGGTCATCTTACTACGAGCGGAGATATCGTATACAAAGCAACTTACGGAGATGGTTCACAAGTATATTTCTGTTTAGGCTTATCGGAGTATACTAATCTTATACCGGATATGGTTTTATCTGTATATCGAAGAGAATACGATGGATCTTTCACGCTAATTCAAAATAACATACCGAACGAAGGTAATATGTTTATAACGGATCCACATCCAGCGCTGGATATAGCTCGCTATCGTATCGTGGCTATGGATAAAACTACAGGAGCTATAAGTTTCGATGATATTCCGGGTATTCCGGTTAACGAAAAGAGTATAGTTATACAATGGGATGAAGATTGGGTGGATTTCGATCTTTCAGAGGATGGAGAAATAGACGAAAAGCCATGGGCTGGTTCCATGGTTAAACTACCTTACAATATAGAAATAACGAACAAGTATAAAAACGATGTCAGTTTCGTTAAATATATAGGTAGGGAAAATCCAGTCAGCTATTATGGCACACAAAAAGATGTTAGCGCTAGTTGGAAAGTAGAAATACCTAAATATGATAAAGACACATTATATGCTATAAGACGACTGTCAGCTTACAACGGAGATGTGTATGTTCGAGAACCTTCGGGTATTGGTTACTGGGCGAATGTTACGGTGTCATATAGTCAGAAATATCGTGATTTGACTATACCTATAACTATTGAAGTTACAAAAGTAGAAGGAGGTGTATAATTTGGTAGATTGGACGTCTAGTATGCAACAATCATTCGAGTATTATATCGTAGACCCGTTGACATGGAAAGATGCTAAACGAGTTGATAGTGTTATTGCGTCCACTATTATTAGAGATTTGAACGCTGAAACTCTTGGATCTGCGGCGTTAAATATTTCGGAAATTCTAGACGAGTGCTATATCAGAATTTACATGATAGTATTTCAAAATGGACGAAGTGAGAAAATACCTTTAGGCACTTATCTATTCCAATCGCCTGCTTATTCGTTCGACGGTAAGACTAGAAGTATAGTGATGGACGGTTATACACCTTTGATAGAATTAAAAGAGAATTACCCGCCATTAGGATACTCATTGTTCATTGGTAATTATATATTGGAAAAATCTTATCAGATCGTAAGAGAACAGGCTAGAGCTCCGGTCATAGAAACTCATGACAGTACTCAATTAATTACCAATTTTATATCAAACTCCGAAGATACTTGGATAAGTTTTTTATATGATTTATTAGCAAATGCTAAGTATACTTTGGGATTGGATGAAATCGGTAGAATTATATTTGAACCAGATCAAAGTCTTACATCTCTTCAACCGGTATGGACATATAACGATAGTAATAGTTCTATATTGTATCCGTCGTTAGAGGTTAATAGAGATTTATATGGAATACCGAATGTTGTAGAGGTTGTTTATTCTAACGGTAACACTTGCCTGTACGCGTCTGCTGAAAATAATAACAGCGATAGCCCTACGTCCATTCAAAGTAGAGGACGACGTATAACAACCAGAATAAGTAAACCCGATATAGTGGGAACGCCAACTCAGTCCATGTTACAAGAATACGCCAATCGTATGTTAAGAGAACTATCATCGTTAGAGTATACTATAACGTATACTCATGGGTATTGTCCGGTTAGATTGGGCGACTGTGTCCGTCTAGATTATAAAGAAGCTGGATTAAATGGCGTCAAAGCCAAGGTTATAAGTCAATCCATAAAGTGTGAGCCTGGTTGTCCGGTTACAGAAAAAGCAGTATTCACTACTAGTTTATGGGGGTGATATGAATGAATTTACCACAAGATTTAATAACGGCTTTTGCTAAAATAACGAATGATAATAAAAAAGATAAAAACGAAACAGTATTATATGGTACTACCGTAATTCAAAATGGCGTTAGATATGTCAAAATAGATGGATCCGATGTATTAACTCCAGTACAATCAACGGCTGTTATTCGTTCTGGCGCCAGAGTCACTATAATGCTAAAAAATCATCAAGCAATAGTTACAGGTAATTTAACGGACCCATCGGCAAGTTCCGAGGATGTTAGTGGATACTTGGACTCTAAAGTTGATATTAGCGAATTCGAGTTAACCATTAGTGAGTTATTAGCAACGATAGATGCTCTCACTAAGCGTATAGAACAGTTAGAAAATCCTGAAAGTGGAGGTGAATAATTTGGCTATTTACGCTAGTAGAACACTTAAAATAATGGAAAACAATACAGTTATGGATAAAGATATTATCCTATATAAGGGTAATAAAAACATTTATATTTTTCTTACCATCGATAACTTAGCATTCGGTGTCAAAAATCTATTGACGAATTATGAAACAAAAATGCCATCGCATGCATATATCATGCTATTGTCTCCTCTATATGAAGAAATACCGATAGGGAAGACACTAATGGAAGATAATAGGATACAATTCTGCATAAGCGGAGAAATGATTGATGAATTATCCGAAGTTGGTGATTACACAATGGTTATAGACTTATATGATTCTATTGGAGATTCTCTATTAACTATACCGCCTATAGAGAATCAATTGAAAGTGAGAGATAGAATAACGTCTTTAATAGACGACTAAGTTAGGTCCGCTTCGGCGGACTTAAATTTATTTTTAGAAAGAGGTGAAAAAATGGCGATTTATACAGAACGTACAGTGAAAGTAAATAACAACAAATCATCTATGGATAAAGACATTTATATTTATAGGGGTAACAGAAACATAGAGATACATTTCACATTAATCGACCCGCAGTTCAAGTTTAAGGATGCGAATATGGTAGAAAGATTATCGCCTTCACATGCGTACGTTACATTACTGAACCCGCAGAATATACAAATAGGTACAGGTAAAACAGAAGTTGTTGATGGTATTATAAAAACGATAATACCTTCTGCTATGATAGATAAAAAAACAGAGTGTGGCGATTATGTAATAGTTATAGATTTATATGACGAAGATGGAGATGCGTTGTTGACCATTCCTCCGATTGAAAAACAATTTCATGTTTTAGAAAGAATGACTGAGATTGATGATATTCCGGATGAATTAAGATTCGTATTCGATGAACAAACTGAAAATTTAGATGTTGTTAATATAGACGTTACTTATAGCGGTGATGGAGAAATAAAAACTATAGAAGGTATACCATTACACGATACAAGAGCGAGAGAAATCATGTCCGAATTAATAGAAGACGTAGATAATTTCAATGTTACAGTTAACGAAGCGGTCGGTACTATAAATGGCATTCAAGTCGATGTTGAGGAAAAATTATCCCAAGTAGATGATACGTTAGGCGATATACAAGAGGTTATAACTAATGCTAATATACAAGAGTTACGAGATAAAGATGACGCATTGGTTGCCAAAGATGCTGAACTAGAAGCTGCGATAGCTATTTTACAAAATCAATTAGGAAATAATATAACAACATTAGCGTCGGATATAAATGATATAAGAGGGGTGTTATAGAATGTCAAATCTTAATACTTTAGTTAACGAAGTAGCTACTATAAAAAATGATATACTAACATGCCATGAAAATTTAAAAAATAAACTAATTGAAATGGGAATAGACGTTGATAATAAAAAACTAGGAGAATTGATAGAGTCTGTTGACGCTGATTCGGTTGCTAAGATACCTAAATGGATGATCGGTACTTGGCATGTACGTACGGGATTTATTGCAGCAAGGTATGCTCACGCTTCAGCGGTGATTGATCAGACTATATATTCTTTTGGGGGCTATAATGGCAGCGTAATTAAATCTTTTGTTTGGAATAACGTTGCAGACAATACTAGGGGTTCACTCTCAGACATGCCGGTGAGTCTTATGTGGCATGCGGCAGCTGCTGTTGGTAAATATATATATGTCATGGGAGGAGATAAAACAAGATATAATAATGAAATTGTTCAGACTAATTATTGTTATGACGTAGATAATGATATTTGGACTGAAAAAACGTCCATACCATATTCTATAAAGGCAGCGACTGCTATTGCTGCTGGTAATAATATATATCTTATGGGCGGGGTTAGTACGGATGTTGTTAATTTAAACTATCGTTATGACGTTGTTTTAGATGAGTGGTTTCCAATGGAATCGATGCCGTATAGTGTATCCGAGCATGCTGCGGTGGTAAAAGGTAAATATATATATGTACTCGGTGGTCGTAATAATGACGGGGATAATGTTAATTATAATCTTCGTTACGATATAACTGCTAATCAATGGACAGAACTTGAACCAATACCGATGATCTTAAGTAGACATAGCGCTGTAGTTTGCGGTAATTATATTTATCTGTACGGTGGTAAAAAAGATACTACCGATAAAGATAATAGTACATTTTATCGCTATAGTATATCATCGGATGAATGGACGACGATTACCGTTCAAACTGGTTCTCCAGGTACCCTTTCATATCATACAGCAGTGGCTATAGATAACGGTATGTATATACTCGGTGGATATAATACCGCATCGTCAGCAAGCGTTTATTGTTGTATATGCGAATAATTATATTTTTAGGAGGTGAAATAATGAAAGAATTCTTTAGTAATGCTAAATTCAGAAATCCATACTTCTGGTTGTCTATGTTTGGATTGATATTTGCCGCAGCTGGAGTAGACTTTGAAGCTCTGACATCATGGCAACTATTAGGAAAAGCATTATTCGACATAGCAGCAAATCCAGTAGCCATAGTAGCTGTTATAACTGCTATGCTTGGTGTATGGAACGATAACTCTACAAAAGGTATGGATAAACTAAAAAATAAGGAGGAATGACGTTGGGTATAGTGGAGATTGCTAGTATTGTTTCCGCTATAGTAATAATCGTTGGCACATGTTATAAAACATTCAGCATGTGTCATCGAGTATTACGTACTCTAGAAGAGTTTGAAGATTCGAACAAACGTAATGAAATGCATATAATGAAACTTGGTTTGTTTAACGAAGGTCTTCCACTCGTTGATAGAATACAATGCGGAAAAAGATATCTTGAATTAGGAGGAAACGGAACAGGAAAAATACAATACGAAATGTTAGTGAGAAAAATGGAAAATTCCATAGATCAGAAATTCAACGATAATTTTTAGAGAGGTGATTTCATGATTTACACAGAGAGAACCGTTCGAATAAGTAAAGATAGAGCTAAGATAAATGCATCTATAGTGCTATATCGAGGCGATAGAGATGTTGAAATTATATTTACAATAGTCAATTCGAATTATAAATTTAAATCTGCACAAAATAGTGCTAATGTAATAGAAAGCACACAAGCCTCATATGGCCAGTTGGCTATATTAAACCCTAATGGAGAAAACATAATCTCGGAAGTCACAAAATGTCAAGATGGCATGGTTATATTTAAGATAACGGGAGATATGATAGACGAAATAGACGAAGTTGGATTATATTCTTTTCACATAAGATTGTATAATGAAGACCAAACATCTAGAATAACTCTACCGCCGATAGTAGACGGTATTGATTTAAGAGAACCACTTGCGATATAGTAATTAGGAGGTGATGGATCGATATGATATTTGCTACCGTAAATTTAACGATTAAAGAAGACGAATCGGTATGCGATGAAAACATAACTTTATACAGAGGAGACAGAAACGTACAAGTACGTTTTGTTCTAGTTAATAACATATTCAAAGTGGTAAATCAAACGTATGCCCAAATGATAATTATTAGACCATCGAAAGAGTCTCTCTTTACGCAGACCGAAAGGATCGCGAATGATACAGTGGTGCTAACTATTACCGAAGAAATGATTGACGAGCTTGAGGAAGTTGGTAGCTACGTGTTTCAAATACGTTTGTACGATGATACTATGACTTCTCGTATAACATTGCCGCCATGTAATGCGGGTTTATACGTTGGAGAACCGATAGCAATAGAAGGCGATACGCGTATAAACGATGCTAGAATAAATTTCGCCGCCGTTAAATATTCAGATGAAACGTCGGATACGTTTGACGAAGAAGGTAATTATAATATTACAGAATGGTTAAGCGGCGATATTATATCGGATGTTAGAATGAATAAAATAGAGAATGCTTTATATTCTATAAACGAGAAAGCCAGTGCGTCTAACGATGTAGACTTAAGCGGTTATGTAACTGACGAAGAATTAGAAGCTAAAGGATATTTAACAGGTATCCCTGAAGAATACGTAACTGACGAAGAATTAGAAGCTAAAGGGTATTTAACAGGTATCCCTGAAGAATACGTAACTGACGAAGAATTAGAAGCTAAAGGATATTTAACAGGTATCCCTGAAGAATACGTAACTGACGAAGAATTAGAAACCAAAGGGTATTTGACGGAAATCCCTGAAGAATTACAAAACGACGTAAATGACATGAAAAATAGCATAGATGTCATACTAACGATGATAGACGAACCGCCTACTTACACTAAGCCAACTATTAGTGTCAGCTTATCGAATGGTACTATAGAGCATAATAAATCATATGATATTTCAATAACTGCTAATTTCAACAAGAATGATGCTGGTAGTATAACATCTTATAAAGTGTATAAAAATAACGTTGTCATATTTGAAGATACTTCGATAGTAAATCATAAGGATACGATAACTATGTCGCATGGCGGAAGCGTAACGTATAAAGCCGAAGTTGTATATGGCGACGGACCTATAAAGAATACAACATTGGGCATACCATACCCTTCAACATCTATAAAAAGTGGTTCGATCTCGGCCACTAATACAGTAAAAGCTTATGCTTTATCATATTACGGCGTCATAAATACTTCGGAGTTCGTGGATACAAGCGGTTTAACGTCTGAATTAAGAACAAGTAAAAACGACACGATAACTGTTTCGTTAACTAATCAACGTATAATTTATATGTATCCTAAAACATTTGGTAATTTAACGTCGATCAAAGACGCAAATAATTTCGACTATATAAACTCGTATACGTTTACAACAGCGACGGTTAATAGTATAGAATACAACATTTATATTTTAACCGATCCGGTAACGATAACGAATTTTAAACAAATATTTAATTAAAAGTAGGTGATATAGATGTCAATTAATATTGGTGATAATTTCTCGTATCTTGGTAAGAAATTTCTTGACTCCAGACAATCGTTCGATACGATAGAAACTATGTTATCATGTACCGATGTACCAATAGGGTTTATAACTTTTTGTAAAGAAGATAATAAACGTTACGAATATGGTCAAAATGGGTGGGTCGAGTATGCTCAAGGAGAAGGTTCGAATGTAGATTTAAGTGGTTATGTAACCGATGAAGAATTAGAAGCTAAAGGATATTTAACTGGTATCCCAGAAGAGTACGTTACAAACGAAGAATTAGAAAAAGATCTAGCTAATAAATTCGACGATGTTGAAGTGAATGAAACAGAATCTAACGATAATCAAACGGCATTAGATTTCTATGCCAACGGTGAAGTAGTTAAGACTATATACTTTAGTGGAGGTGGAGGAGGTAGCACAGCAATACCACCTTATATTTCCACTATATTACCTGAAAATAGTATATTAGGCCTTGGTGAGTTATTCAATTTACACTTAGACTTCAGTTCATCTGTAACAGGTAGAGGTACTGCTAAGATATTTGTAAATGATGTAGAATCTATTAGTATGAGTATACCTCAAGGTGAAAATACTATACCAATGGCTGACACATATTTCACTAAGGGTACCAACCGTGTAACAGTATATGTAATAGATAGAACGGGTCAAATGTCTAACAGCTTAACTTTCTATGTAAGATATGGTAGTTTGGAAATAACATCTGACTTCGACGCATATACAGCGTATGAACTTGGCGCAGTTGTAAGATATTATTTCACTCCAACAGCAGTCGATACGTCATTAGCGTTAACTATGTATATGAAAATAGACGGCGAAGTTAAAGATGGAGTAACTTGTAGTAGTGATACGAGAGGATATTTCACATTCCCTAATAATCTAGGAGTTGGGGCGCATTTCTGTCAAGCTTACGTTATGGATAGTGCGGGAAGTACATCTAACGTTCTTAGTTTCAACTTCATCGTACTGGATGCGGTATCGTTAGTTGTAGCCAGTGATACTATCAACCCTATCGTCGAAGAAGGAGAACAATTATCTCTAGACTATAAGGTTTATATGAGAGGAGATACATCTTTTATAACTAAAACTTATATAGATGAAAACTTGGTGAATACTGGTACTTGTGGATTGGACTTCACTTATTATAGAACTAACACTTTAACTGAGGGTATACACACAATCAAAATTGAAGTATACGATGTTACAGAAACTGTATCTGATTATATTATATGGACTGTAACTGTAACGCCTTCGACTTACGTCATGCTACAGCCTGTTAAAGCGGGTTCATTATTTATCGGTACGGCTCAAAATATGACAAACTCTTCGGAAAACAAAGAAGTATGGAGAGGTATAGATCAAGACGGAGCTATCGTGGATGGTATACTTCATAACTTTGCATTCAACAGTGAAAGCGGTTGGGTTGATGATGAGTTACTTATATCAGGAGCATCTAGCGTTGAAATACCGATAACTCCATTAGCAAATAATGCAAGATACGGTTTCACATTAGATATAGAATTTGCGTCTAAGATGATAGGTGCAGATGATGCTCTAGTGCTAAACTTATGGGATGACGAGAAAGATTGCGGGATCAAAATAACTACAGAACAAGTAATACTACGAAGTGCTGAAGGTAACCAAGCAGATTTATATTTCACAGATAGCGAAATGACATCAGTAATATTTATTATAGATAGAAACGAAGCCACTGCTAAGATATATTTAAACGGGGTTATGTGCTCGGCATTCCACTTATCGGACTATAGCATAGACGGTGTGCCATACCTAGAAGACTTTACAGTTAACAATACGATAATGTTAGGTGGTAGCGGTCATGCTAGAATAAAGAATCTGAGAGTATACCAAGTCGCATTATCTACAGATGAGATATTAAATAACTTCATGGCTAACGAAGCAAGAAAATCGGAACAAAAAGCACTAGTAGAGTTCCAAAAAGGCGAACACTTACCTACACTTACCGTGTATTGCGACTTTAGTGGTTTAGGTAAAGATGATAAGAAACCTTGTAAAATAGTTTATACTTCTACGGATGAAGAAAAATATGGTAAATCATTTATATTAAACCACTACGAATCTCAACTACAATACCAAGGGACTTCTTCAATGGCATATCCTATAAAGAACTACCGTTTGAATCTTAGAGATGAAAAGGGTAAAAAATGGTATTATGATTTCCCTAAAGGTAAGCCAGAATGTCGTTTCACTCTTAAAGCCGACTTCATGTCAAGTGGACACTGGACTAACACAGGATTAACTAAATGGATAAACGATAACCTATATAATTATAATGCCAAAGATGAGAAATCAATGAATCCTAAGAAATGGTACGATCTTCAAAATGGAGGAAGTTTAGATGACACAAGAGAGTGTATATATGGATTCCCTTGTAGATTGATATTAATTAACGACGGTAATACTCCTCTTAATGAGGGTCAAAATGAACCTACACCTGGTAACACTAAAGATATGGGAATATTTAACTTCAACCACGACAAAGATGCAACCGATACAATGGGATTTGATGATGATGTATTTCCTAATTGTGCGTCGTATGAAGTTACAGCCAACTCTGATATAAGCGCAGGGGCGTTTATGAGTTTTAAAGGAGTACCTGGTAATTTCGCTACAGGCGGTATATTCGAAACACCAATAGGATATGTCAACGGTGCTTATCATACACCATTATTCCCAGTCGAAATGTTTGATGGTATGACTACTGTACATCATGAACTATGGACAACATATACTATAGGAGTAGACGCGAATTTCAATGACTTAACTAATATACGAGGTGTAGATCCAGATTTAAGTAAAGTTATAGTAGAAGGGGTTAAGTATGTTAGATTTAAGTATTATGACAATCCTAATACAACCATAAGTAATGTAACCATAAAGGCTACGGAAACATTACAAGAGATTATGCCGAATTTTATAGCTGACTTTCGTGTTAAATCGGAGTCAGATGAACTAGACTACATCAAACAATCATTCGAACTAAGATTCCCAGATGAAGATGACGTACCAGAGGGTTGGGGATTTATGTATGCATATTCGTCGGCGCCATGTATAGATGCATATAGTTCATATGGAGGATCTAGTAAATCTACGCCTTTTTTATCCACAACATATTTTGGAACTAACACGTTTAGTATTAAAACACAACCTAGTTATAAAATATCAGTATTTACCGATTACGGTGACATGTTCTATGCGCCAATACCAACATCTATAACTCTTAACGAAGGAAGTTCATTCCGTATAGGTATTCCATCTAGTGTCGATATTAGTTCTATTGAATATATAATCATAAATAACGAGTATTACAATGTTAACGCTATCGAAAAAGATGTAAATGCTGCTCAAATATATAACGATCCTTATATGATCGATGTAATTGATACTTCTTTAGGCCTAAAAGCGCTTATAGATTGGGTAGATACATCTACAGATGAAGAATTCGTAAATGAATTTGAAGAGCATTTTAACAAAGATTACACATTCAGATATTTCTTATTAGTTATAACTCTAGGTATGGTTGATAACTTAGGTAAAAATATGATGCTTGATACTTGGGATAATAAGATATTCATGCCACGTTTCTATGACTGTGATACAATCTGTTCGTATGACAACTCAGGTCAACTTAAATTCGATGTCGATATAGAGATGACACAAGGATACTGGAATACATCAAGTTCAAGATTGTGGACTAGAATAAGAGATTTATTCCATGATGAGCTAATTGCCAAATATAACAATATGCGTCAAAATGGATTATCATACGAATCACTAATGCGATGTTTCTACGACGAGCAAATAGCAAAAATACCACAAAAATACTACAATATGGACTATGACGTTAAATATGGCCCATTCGCGGATAGTTATATAGGTATGGCCAATGGTGACACTTATGAACATCTTAAACGTTGGCTACAACATCGTTTAAGATTCGTCGATACTTTATATGACTATGCTCCAAGCTATAACAACGACGTTCTTACAATCAGAGCAAATACTACAGAACCTATGACACTTGAAATAGAAACTTACACACCTGTTTACCAACACTTATCTTGGTATAACAATCAAATGGATAAGAAGAAAATAGACGGTAAAACATCGGTGTCATTTACAGGTACAGCAATGGCCGCGACAGACCAAGAGGTATTGATATATGGCGGAAGTAACATTAAAAGTATAAAAGGTATAACTTCAATGAATCCAAACCGTATGCTAATAGGTAGTGCGACTAAACTGGTTACACTGGAGGCTCCTAACTGTCCGTTACTAGCCGACATAAACGCTAATAAAGCGAATCTGGCACCTCATATATATTTGAATAAGGTTGATCTTAGTGGATGCCCATTACTTGGAGGAAACTTAATAGTTAATCAGTCTCCTCTTGTAAGAGAGATTGATATTCGCGGTACGGCTATAACGGGGCTTAACTTACCTCCTAGTTTGAGAAACTTAGAAGTTCTTAAATTGCCTGCTGCTATACCGAGCTTGGTGTTGAATGACGCAGGACAACTTCATACATTAGAGTTTGAAGAAGGCGTAAAATTACAAAGCGTTAGCATGACCAACTGTGGCGCTTTAGTTAACACTATAAACTTTAACTTAGGAGACGTTACAAGTGTTACGTTAAACAATAGCTATAGTATACCAAACGAATTATATTTTAGTAAAACTACAAATTTATCACTAATAAATATGCCAAATCTAGAAAGAGTTATTTATTTACCTAATGCTGAATATGAAGTATTCGATAAAACCAATGTAAATAATGCATCAGATTACAAAGTTAGTGTGTTTAATTCACCTAAGTGTAATACGTTCATGGTTACTGCACCTTATAGAGAAAGCTGTGCAATAAAAGAAGTAGTTGGCGAACATGAGACTTATCCTGATAAGAGCCCAGACGAAGTATTCATAGCTAACAGTATTGATATTTCAGACACTAGATTTACTGATGTTAAACTACTAGCTACTACAGATACTAATGTGCTAAAACTGCCTTCTACAACAAAAAATATTATAGTTGATAGTGCGTACGACTTAGATACTGAGTATTTAACAGACGGCGACTATGATACTATTCATACTGATTTATATGAACCTTATAATGATGATTATGAAGATGTAGTTCAACTGGGTAACCGTATTCCGAACATAATTCCTTCCGCATCAGACGGTTCATTGATATTCTCAATGTATGCTCCGAGTATGGCTGACGAACCAGATAGCGGTGTTTGGGATATGGACGGTTTGGATATCGAAACTATCCATACTTTTGGTTTAAATAACGATATAGTTCAGGATAGCGAAGGTATGATAACAATGCCTAACAGATATGATGACTACGTGTATAAACTTGACAATATGAGTCGTCTTCCGAACGAAGTATTACGATATACTGCCAGTGCTAAAGATGTATTCCCAACTATGAATGTAGAATTCCAATATGATAGTGTTGTGGCTCCGAAAGACGGACTTTACGAACATATCATCATGGCTAAAGATCCTAACAACTTACCGACTCAATTTATATTCAGCGATGTTGCGGTTAGAGACTATTTTATATCAGTCGACTATATAAATACGTCAAACTGTAATACCATGGCGTCTATGTTCCAGGGTTGCAAGGCCCTAACATCCTTAGACTTAAGAGGAATCGATACCACAAATGTTACGACTATGGCTGGTATGTTCAACGGCTGCAACGTTTTAACATCCTTAGACTTAAGCGAATTCGATACTACGAATGTTACGACTATGAATAGTATGTTCGCCGGTTGCAACGCTCTAACATCCTTAGACGTCAGCGGATTCGATACTTCGAATGTTAAGAATATGGGTTACATGTTCACCGGTTGCAGCAAATTAACATCCTTAGACTTAAGCGGATTCGATACTTCGAAGGTTACGGATATGACTGGTATGTTCCAGGCTTGCAATGCTCTAACATCCTTAGACGTCAGTAATTTCGATACTTCGAAAGTTACGGTTATGGCTGGTATGTTCAACAGCTGCAACAGATTAACATCCTTAGACGTTAGTAATTTCGTTACTACGAAGGTTGCGAGTATGTATGCTATGTTCAGCAATTGCAACGCCCTAACATCCTTAGACGTTAGTAATTTCGTTACTTCGAATGTTGATAATATGAATAGTATGTTCAACAATTGCAACGCCCTAACATCCTTAGACTTAAGTAATTTCGTTACTTCGAAGGTTACGAATATGGGTTCTATGTTCACAGGTTGCTACGCTCTAACATCCTTAGACGTTACCGGATGGCCTAACAACACTTATACTCAAACAGCGATTTCGTCACTTCCAGTGGGTAATGACGCTACGAATGATATATATGCTACTGTTTCGTTCACTGTTCCTAGTGGTTGGAGTTTAATAAATAATACGTCTAAAACTATGAGTTTACGTCAAACAGATTTAGATAATCTTACAGATGAAGAAATAGCAGCGTTAGTAGATGAAGGCTGGACAATAGGATAGGAGGTAAAAATGAAACTGATAGAAAAGAAAGGACTAAGAATATTAATTCCTACGTACGGATATGTTTTAAGAAACAAAAAGAGTGGTGATGTTTTCCCTGGAAGAATTTATCTGGGGAAAACTGCTTCTCTTGATGATTACGAAGAAATAGAAGATAGAAAAGTTAACATGTCAATATTAAACACATTTAACGATATTGACACTAAAGAAAAATCTCTTACTAAAATAGGCAAGATAGTAGCAAATCAAGTAACGGATGATGCGATAGCGTTAACAATACAAGAGTTCTATGATATTTGGGAAGAGGGCGCTACGTATCCCGTAGGACGTTATATAACGCACAATGATATTTTATACAAAGTTTTAACAGAACACACTAGTCAAGCGACTTGGACTCCGGACGTATCTCCGGGTCTATTCGCTAAAGTACTGATAGACCCTTCAGGTGAAACTATACTGGATTGGGTTCGACCAGATAGCACAAACGCTTATATGATAGGTGATAAAGTTAAGTACGAAGGCAACATTTATGAAAGTATAATAGATAATAATATATGGTCACCAACCGAGTATCCTGCTGGTTGGAAATTGATAGAATAGATACGCGAAATTTACAAGGCCTTATATGAAGAGGAGAAGGAAGCTGAATCAAGGAGTTCGTTCCTAACGATGGTAATGTAGGCGATGAAGATTAAGAGTCAAACCGTACCTACTCTTCTCTTTTTATTTTTGCGGTTTCACGAGGGCGCCAAAAATATTAATAAAAATCATCAAAAATTGGAGGACGGTAAAATGAAAAACATAGTAGAAAGAATAGAAAACGTAATAGTAAATGTGGAGCAAGTAAAAGTTGAGTTCCATGCTAGAGGAGAAGAAGTAGTAGAATTACAAGCTAGAGTGGCAGAATTAGAAGCTCTTTTAGCTTTAGCAGACGAAGAAGTAGCTGCATTACAAGTTATGGTAGCTGAGAAAGACGAAGAAATAGCTAAGTTACAAGAACAAGTTGTTTCTGAAGAAGAAATGGCTGAATTAGAAGATGCAGTTGGAAGACTTGAAAACGCATTTATTGAACCAATAGAATAGTCAGGGTTGGAGCCCTCGTGAAACCGCAAAAATAAATTATATTTTAAGGGGCTGGTCTTATGAATTTTAAGAAATATGCTAGTAAAAAAGTAATAGCTATAGTAATGGCAGTTATGATAGCACTAGGCGGGTTCTTTAATCAAAATCACAAGATAAATGACTTACAAAAAGAACTTTATATTCAACAAAATATGACAGACCAGAAGTATAATTACACGGAGACAGAACTTGATATTTCCACATTAGAAGAAAAACTTAATGAAGAATGCGAATTTAAAGTACTAGACGGAACTATAAATATTAAACACACATACGTATACCAAAGAGACAGTTTATTAGGACTTAAGAGTAAGTATAAACTTACAGGAACAGCTGACTTCTATTACGCTATGATAGTTAACTTATCTCAAGCGGAAATAACAAAAGCTACTAGACAGAAAATAACTATAGAAGTACCTAGAGCTATTATGGACGAAGATGCTTGTCATCGAGTAACAAATACATTCGTTAGAATGGAAGATGAATGTGATGATAATTTCTTAGCTAATAAAGAAGATACAGAAAGAGCAACTCGACAATGGGAAGATACTTTTGATACTAAAGGTATACAGTATACAAGAGAATACTTCGGTTATGAATACGTTCAAAGTAAGCTTGAAGAGGCGACAGTACATCAGATAAAGACGTTACTAGAGGAACTTGGATATTCTCAAAGTTTAGAAGTAATAGTTCGATAGGGGGTATTATCTATGTATGTGTATGAATATGACGTTCCGCAATATATGTATCAAGAAGAGTTAAATAAAATAATAAACGGATTCTACGACGACGTAAATCGTCAAGACGAACCTGTGGAGGATGATAATATGAGAATGATAATACTAGATTCAGGACATAACGAATATGTTCTAGGTAAAGAAGCTCCAGATAAAAGTATGAGAGAATGGGAATTTAACAATGATATGCAACATAGAATAATGAAAATGCTTAACGAATACCCAGAATTTTATGTTTATTTAACAAACCCAGAGCCAGCTAAAAAGAATGAAATAGGATTATCGAAAAGAGCAGCTCTTGCCAATAGTGCATGGCGCGCTAAAGGTAAACCGGACGCCATGTTTATATCTTTACATGCTAATGCGTATGGAACTTGGACTAGCGCTAATGGTTGCGAAACATTCCATGCTAGAAATGCATCAGTTAAATCTAAGAAATTTGCTAAAATAGTTAACGATAGTATATATGCGACTCTTAAAACATTAAACCCTAAATCAGTAAACAGAGGCGTAAAATGCGAGAACTTCGCTGTGATAAAAAATGCCGCAATGCCTGCTGTTCTTATAGAGTATGCTTTCTACACAAATAAAACGGACCTTGCTATATTGAAAAATAACAGACAAGAATTAGCCGAAGCAACTGTTAAAGCTATATGCGAGTATTTCGGCGTAGAATACAAGAAAGATGTACCGGTTATAAACAATAAAGAGTTTTTGGTTAAAGTTATATACCCTGGTGGAGACGGGTTAAATGTTAGACAAGAACCTACTACATTATCTCCTATAAATACAAAAGTATATCAAAACCAAGTATTTACAATAGTTGAAGAAAAAGATGGTTGGGGCAGATTAAAATCAGGAGCAGGTTGGATAAGCTTGAATAGCAAGTATGTAAGTAGAATATAAAAACGAAAGGTGATCGGGGGATGAAAGATAGTTACGACGCGTCACAAAAGGTTTATGAGAAAGAACAATTTATAATTTTAAAAGTGAATAGCGGAAAGAAAGTTGGATATATAGCATATAATACTAAAAAAGATTGGGAAGGTGGCCATACGCATCTTGATAGTTTTGATATGGCAAAGACTATTATATCTAATGTGATAAACCATAAGAAACCGAAGACTAAAAATTTATATTTGATACGCTCTCATGCAAGATTAAGCGACGATCCTGCATATGTCAGATTTATTGAGGAGTTAATTGAGGTAAAAAAGTCCAAGGAAAAGTGTGAATATAGGAACCGTACTTTCTAGTTATTGGAAAGGTTTGACGGATTTTGTCGTCAGCCTTTTCATACTTTTCCTTTTAATTTTCCGGAAAAATAACTGACAGAAAACTGACATAAAATCATATTTCACCATCATAATGACTTCATCACTCGAGCATTTAATTTTATCATAAAACTATATATTTTATGTCGTTTCTGCAAAATTACCAAAAATTACTAAAAAGGAGAGAAAACATGTTGGAATATTTTGTTGGATTTATAATTGGTTTTGTGGCGTCAATATTATATTTTAAGAAACGTTTTAAAAATGGAAATTTTCAGATAAATGAAACTGACGCATCTAAAGATGTTTATACACTGTTCGTTGATGATTTTAATAAGATACACAAAAGAGGATATATATTGCTTAAAATTACGCGTAAATAACATAGTCTATTATGAAAGAAAAATAAATTTAAAGGAGATTGATTTTATGAAAAAAGATAATAGAGAATTGTTAGAAAGCTTAATAGAAAATAGACTTAAAGCAGCATTAGAAGATGGAAATGAAAATTCTAAAGCATTTGAAGAGGCTATGAAAGCAATAGATAGACAACTTGAGATTGATAAAAAAGAACTTGAGATGGAGAAAGAAAAGCTTAAACAACAACATGAAAAAGAATTAGCAGAAGACAAACAACGCTTTGAATTCGAAAGAGAAGAAGCTAAAGAACAATTTGAATTTAACATCTTAGACAAACGTCATGAATGTGAAGTGGAGAAAGAAATATTAAAATCTGATTTACAGGAAAAACGTGAAGACGCAGATAGAAAATTTAAAATGGACTTAGAAGAAACTAAACAAGAATTTGAAATGGATAAAATCGAAGCAATTCATCAACATGAAATTGAAAAAGCTAAATTAGAAGCAAACCAAGCTAAACTTAATATGACAATCAAAGCAGTTGAAATCGCAGCAGCAGTAGTAATAGCGCCTTTAATAGATTTTAGATGCAAAGAAACATTTGCACATATGCTATGTGAGTTTGAGAAAGATTATAATTTCACAACAATGGCAGGAAGATCTTTAAGTGGATTATTCAAATTTAAAAAATAAATCAAACCGAGACCAACACGGTCTCTTGGTTTTTGTAAGGAGCGTTAATATGGATATAATTAAATTATGTAAAGAGAATAGTGCGAGTATATTAACTGGAATGGGAGCAATAGGAGTTGTTAGTACGGCCGTTATGGCGGCAAAAGCTACACCTAAGGCTCTTGATATTTTAAAAGAAAAAGAGGCTTATAAACAAGAAGAGTACGAAGAGCCACTTACTAGATTTGAGAAGGTATTAGCTATGGCTCCGGCTTATATCCCAACCGCTCTTATGGGTACTGCGACTATAGCTTGCATATTAGGAGCAAATCATATCAACAAAGTTAAACAAGCCGAACTTGTATCTGCTTATTTATATTTAGAAAGTACTTACAATTCATATAGAGAAAAAGTAAAAGAAGTATTAGGCGAACAAGGCGACGCTAGAGTTCAACATGAAATAGAGAAAGAACAAGCGATGTACGATAAGTATGGAGACCCAACTGTCAAGAGGTTATTCTATGACGAATTCGCTAATAGATATTTCGAAATGAGCATATTCGAATTACTAAAAGCGACATATGACATTAACCGTATGTATGGTTTCTTAGGCGAGATGTCCTTAAATAATGTTTACGAATTTTTCAATCTTCCACCGACCGATCTTGGTAATACCGTTGGCTGGAATGCAGCTAAAGACTGGGAATGTTATAACGCGTCTTGGATTGATATTGAGTGGGAGCCTATAGAGACGCCAGACGGACTTGAAGCATTTGGTATCAAGTTTCCGATAGACCCTAGCAGAGATTTCTTAGAATGGTAAGTACGCGAAAATTACAAGTGCTATTATGAAAGAATATTAAATAATTGAAAGGGGATTGGTTTTATGAAAAAATTAAATCTTGATTTAGTACAAGTGGCAAGCTTAGCAGGTAGCGTGTTAACAATAGGAGCAACATTATTAACAGGTTATGCGAACGAGAAGAAACTTGACAAAACAATAGATGAAAAAGTAGCAAAAGCAATAGCTGAACAGTTAGCTAATATGAATAAAGAAGAATAAGCCTACATGGCTTGTTCTTTTTGCTTTGCCAAAAATTTATATTCTAGGAGGTAATCCATGAGTAAAAGCGATATAACATTAAAATTAGAAAGAATGTATTTAGGTATATTAGATCAACATGGTAATCCAAACTGGGCTATAGCAGAAATGGAATGGAAGATATTTGTTGTATACGCACAGCAATTCGAGCGCCTTGACACTGAACAGCAATGGGAAGTACGTAATTATTTAGGCGGATTAAAAAAACTTTATGGGGGTAATTAGGTATGGATATTAAGAAAATAAGAAATAACGTTATTGGTGCTGTTTCTGAAAAAAGTCCTGAGATACTTATAGGTTTAGGTTTAGCCGGAATGTTAACAAGCACCGTACTCGCTGTAAAAGCTACGCCTAAAGCACTTGCTATATTAGAGGAAGAAGACAGAGAATTATCCAAGGTCGATAAAATTAAACTTACTTGGAAATGTTATGCTCCAGCGGCAATTGGATATTGTACATCAGCAGCTTGCATTATAGGGGCAAATTCCGTTAATTCAAAACGTAATGCTGTATTAGCGGGAGCTTATAAGATATCTGAAAATGCATTACTTGAATATAGAGATAAAGTCGTAGAAACATTAGGTGAAGAAAAAGAAAAAGAGATACGAGATTCTATAGCAGAGGATAGAATACAACAAGGACCTAAACAAGCAAATGGTGTACTTGTAGCGGGCAAAGGAGACACTCTATGTTACGATATGTATTCTGGAAGATATTTCAACTCTGATATGGATTCTATTAATCGAGTACTTAACGAAATAAACTATAAACTAATGCAAGATAACATAATGTCAGTTAATGACTTATACGAAGCAATAGGACTAAATCCTATAAGTACCGGATATGATGTTGGATGGAATGTCGATGAAGGATTAATACGTTTATATTTCAGTTCAACATTAACTGAGGATGGGCAACCTTGTTTAGCAATGCACTTTGATAATTTACCAAGATATGATTTCGATAGACTTGGTTAGTACGCGAAATCTACAAGTTCTTTAATGAAGAGGATTAATAACCGTCAGGTTAGGATTCGTTACTGAATCTCATCCTCTTATTTTTATATTTTAAGGAGGTAATACTATGGCTGAGTATAAAGGTAACTCTCACAGAAGTAAAGAGCAAAATGAAGTAGTAGAAAAGAAAGTTGAGCAAATAGCTAAAGGTAAAACTAAGAAGAAAAGTGAGGTTAAGAAATTCGCTGATACTTTTATAGCAGAAGATATAACTAGTGTTAAAGATTATATTCTAATGGAAGTATTATTACCAGCAGCGAAAAAAGCAATCTCTGATATTGTTACAAACGGTATAGATATGATTCTGTACGGCGAAGCAAGAAGTAAATCTAAGAACCGAGAATCTAGAGTATCTTATACTAAGTACTACGACCGAGATAGAGATTATGAAAGACCGACTAGAACTAGAGGAAGATATGGTTATGATTACGATGATATAATACTTGATACAAGAAAAGAAGCAGAAGAAGTATTAGATAGAATGGATGATCTAATTGATAATTACGGAATGGTTAGTGTTGCAGACTTATACGACCTTGTAGGTGTATCTGGAAACTATACAGATAATAAGTACGGTTGGACTAATCTAAGAAACGCGGATGTACAAAGAGTAAGAGATGGATATTTATTAAAATTACCAAAAGCTTTACCATTTGATTAGGAGGGGTGTTTATGATATTTGATGCTATAGTTGCTTTATTAATATGGAAGGTATTCGGAGAAACAGGTTTATGGGTTTTAGGAATAACTTGTGCGGTATCTATATTAAGAACTTGTGTTAACATAAACGACTTCATGCAAATAATGGCAGAGGTTACTATAGAATGTGAGGAGGAATATTATGATAAATAAAAGTGAATTAATGAAAAAATGGAATGAGTTATCTTCAGAAGAGAAACAGAAAATAGGATTCATGGCTGGCTTTGGAGCTAGCCTTTTCGTCAGAGGATTATTGAGATGCGCTAAGAAAGAAGAAGTAATAAAATTAGTAGTTCAGAAAGACGCTGATGTAGTGATATTTATAAAGGGAGGTAAATAGGTATGAAAAAATATTTAAAAAATAGAGTTGAAAAAATGACAGATTTTGATAAAAAAGTAGCTAAGAATTTAGCAGTTGTTGCTGGTGTTTGTGCTGTTGGTTTATGTGTAACTTGTATAAGTGCTGCTAAAAAGAGAGGTGATAAATAATGGCATTCAAGAAGAATGTAAAAAATACAATCATTAATGTAGCAGAACATTGGGGGCCAGACAAATCAGTAGCAGTTATATTAGGTACAGTTCTTGGTGCCGTTATTGGCGGATTAACATTAGTTGTAGCAATGGATAATGAACCTATGCATTTTATAGAAAATAATGATAATAAGGAGGAAAATTAAAATGAAAGAAAAAATGATGAGATTATATAATAATTCTAAAAACGGTGTACAAAAACATAGCCCTGAGATATTAGCAGGCGTTGGTGTTGTAGGTGTAGTAGCAAGTACAGTAATGGCATGTAAAGCAACTTTAAAACTAGATGATATTCTTGCAGAATCAAAAGAAACAAGAGCTAAGATAAAAGAGGTTGAACAAAACCCTGAATTCGAAGATAAATATTCTCCAGAGGATGCAAAGAAAGATTTAACAGTAAACTACATGCAAACAAGTATAAAGATAGCTAAGTTATATGCCCCTGCTGTATTATTAGGTAGCGCCTCTTTAGGATGTTTATTAGCATCTAATGATATATTAAGAAAGAGAAATGCAGCATTATCAGCAGCTTATATGACAGTTGATAAGGGATTTAAAGAATACAGACAAAGAGTAGCAGAAAGATTTGGAGAAGAAGTCGAAAAAGAAATAAGATACAACATAAAAGCGGAAGAAATAGAAACTACAGTTGTTAATGAAGACGGCAGCGAAGTTGCAATAAAAGAAACAGTTAAAACTATGGACCCTAATTTATATTCTGACTATGCGAGATTCTTTGATGAAGCAAGCCCATACTGGCAAAAAGACCCAGAGTATAATTTAATGTTCTTAAAAGCTCAACAACAATATGCAAACGATTTATTAAAAGTTAGAGGAAGATTATTCTTAAATGAAGTATATGAAATGCTTGGAATAGACAAATCTAAAGCAGGTCAAATAGTTGGTTGGGTTTATGATCCAGTAAATCCTGTTGGAGATAACTTCGTAGATTTCGGCATATATGATATGAGTAAAGAAAGAGTAAGAGCATTCGTTAACGGATACGAACCTAATATATTATTAGACTTCAACGTTGACGGTAATATATGGGATTTAATGTGAAGAGGAGGAATCGATAATATCGGTTCTTCTGATATTTTTAAAGATTATTAAGGAGGTATAATTATGAAAGGATTCTTTATATTTGCTGCTGGCGTAGTAGCAGGTGCTGTAGCTGGCGCTTATCTAGTTAAAGATAAAGTTATGGCAGACGCCAAGCAAGAAATAGAAGAAGTAAGAGAATATTACAAATCTAAAAAAGAAAGTAAGAAAGAAGAAACAACTGAAGAACAACAAGTAGAAGAAGTTAAAGAAGAAAAAGAATACGAAGATATAGTTGTGAATAGTGGATATGTAAACTACAACAAGCCAGAACAAATAACAAAACATAACATGTTAGAAGATGAACCTTATTCGATAGATCCAGAAGAATTTGGAGATAAAGAAGAGGAAGGTTGGGACACAATGTCTCTAACATACTTTGCAGACGGTGTATTGGTTGACGATGTAGATGAAGTAGTAGATCAGCCTGAGGTAGTTGTGGGTCTGGATAACTTAAAGATATTTGAAGAGTTTCCAGACGCAACTTGTGTATATGTGCGTAACGAGACATGGAGAACAGACTTTGAAATCCTAAAAGATGATTGGAAATGGTCCGACTTACAAGAACCACAAGTTGAGAAGAAACCACACCAATTATAGAATAGGAGGAAGTCATGAATGATAATTTTATACTAAACGATTATTTCGACTGGCTATACTTTATGGTAAATCCTAGAGGTGGCCAGTTCAGAAAATTACTTACAATATTACACTCAATGGAGTTTAGATATTTTGTGGACTATGATGAGAATAGAGCATCTGACGGAGTTAATCTTCGTTGGTATTATGTAGACGACGGAGGACACGAAGGAATACTTAAGTGGAAAGAACCTTGTACTGTACTAGAAATGATAATTTCATTAGCAATGCATATGGACAAAATAGTTGGGGATTCGGACGGAGAGTTTAACTTAGTCCATTGGTTCTGGTTAATGATTGATAATTTAGACTTAGCCTGGATGACAGACGATAAGTATGAGAAGGCTTATGTCTACGGTAGAGTGTCAATGTTCTTAGATAGAGAGTATGAACCAGACGGAGAAGGCAATATAATTCACATCCCAGGTTGTAAGGACGACTTAAGAGATGTGGAAATATGGTGGCAAATGTGTTGGTATTTAGATAGCATACTTTAAAGGAATTATATTCTCACTTGTCTAATATTATATATTAGGGAGGCGAGTATATGAAAGTAAAATATGATAAAATAGGAGTCGAACTTACAGACAAAGATTCTAAGAATCTATCAGAGTTCTTAGAGTATTGGATTAACTTATCTGATGAAGACAAAAAGAAACTAAGGAATTTAATATTAGCGAGTATGGGTACTGCCACGTACTTCGCAATTGTATATACTTTGGTAAGAAGGAGGGAGACATGATGCAATGATTGATTTCCTGATGATTTCAACGAGAAGCACAAAAAGGGGAGTTATAGAGATATATCCTAAATTCATTATTAAAAAGAGTGCGGATTTAATGATACGTGGGGGAGACTTCTATGCGATATGGATAGAAGACCGTGGCTTATGGTCAACTGACGAACAGGACGCATTGCAACTAATAGACAGAGAATTAGATAAATATGCGGAGGAGAATAAGAGTAAGTTTGATTCGAATATTAAGGTTCTTCATATGTGGGATTCGGAATCAGGTATGATAGACGCTTGGCACAAGTATTGTCAAAGACAAATGCGTGACTCATACCACCCACTAGATGAGAACTTGATATTCTCAAATACGGAAACTAAGAAAACGGATTATGCTAGCAAACGTTTACCTTACCCACTTGAGGGCGGAGATTATTCAGCGTGGGACAAATTGATATCTACGTTATATATACCAGAAGAGCGTCACAAGATAGAATGGTCTATAGGCGCTATCGTTTCAGGGGAAGCGAAAAACATACAAAAGTTTATGGTATTTTATGGTTCGGCGGGAACAGGTAAATCTACCATATTAAACATCATACAGAAATTATTTGAGGGTTACTACTCAGTCTTTGATGCACGTGCGCTAGGCTCAAGTAGTAACTCTTTTGCTTTGGAAGCATTCAAGTCAAATCCTCTAGTAGCGATACAACATGATGGGGACTTATCGCGAATTGAGGATAACACAAGACTAAACAGTTTGGTTTCTCATGAATTAATGACCGTGAATGAGAAATTCAAAGCAGCTTATACTAATAAGTTTAATGCATTCTTATATATGGGTACTAACAAGCCTGTAAAGATTACAGACGCGAAATCTGGGCTTATCAGAAGATTGATAGACGTATCTCCTTCTGGTAATAAGTTAGCACCAGCGGAATACAAATCTGTTATGAACAGAGTAAACTTTGAGATCGGAGCTATAGCCCAACATTGTCTTGATATTTTCAATATGAACCCGGGAGCATATGATGATTACGTACCTATCT